ACCGAAACCGGAGGGACGCCCGAACCGAAGCAAGCGGAGACTACCGATCAGCAACCCGCGGCTGAGTCAACCACCACCGAAACCAAGAGCACGGACGCCGGGGCAGTTTCCCCGGATCAAACGGACGAGGCTCAGAGTTCTTTAACAACGACCGAATCCAGCAAGCCGGCTGAGTCGCCCGGGGATCAACCCGCGGAGAAGCAGCCCAGCAAGTTCGAGAAGGCCAAGTCCCGCCAGCAAAAAGAGTGGGAAGCCATCCAGGAGGAGAAGGCCCGCCAGAAGGCCGAGCGCGAAAGGCTCGAGTCCGAGCGGCAGGCGTTTCTCCGGGAGCGCGAGGAGGCCCGGGGCCAGAAGGTGGAAAAGCGGTTTGACGCCGCCGACTACCGGGAGGCCGCCAAGGGTTTCCGCGAGGAGGGCCGGGAGGACCTGGCCAAGGCCGCCGAGGAAAAGGCGGCCAGGATCGAGACCGAGGAAAAGCAGGAGTCCGAGAAACGCTTCCGCGAGCAAAGCGAGAAGGCGTGGAACGACAACCTGGTCCAGATGGCCGACAAGCATCCCGATCTCCGGGACGCCGGGTCCAAGCTCCACAAGAAAGTCTCCGAACTATTGAAAACCAACGCGGTCCTGCGGTCCTATCCGCTGGGCATCGTGGACGCCGTTCGGGTCGCCACGCTTGAGATCCAGGCGGACGACTCAACCGGCTTGAAGGACGAGGTCGAGAAACTCCGCAAGGAAAACGCGGATTTCAAGAAACGGCTCCAGCCCGCCACGGGCTCGCCGGCCACGCCGGCGGCCAAGAAGCGCTTTGAGGACATGAACCTCAAGGAACAGGGCGAATTCCTCCGCAATGCGGCACTCGAATTCGACCGGGCGAACTAGGAACCGACAGGAGAAAATCAAATGGCATTGGTAACCACCGGGAGTCTCGGCGACGCCTACCAGAAGCACTTCAGCAAGCTGCTTCTCGAGCGTCAGCTGCCTCTCCTTCAGATGGAACAATTCGCCCTCAAGGCGACCCTGCCGCGGAAAAGCGGCACCGGCAATCCGGCCTCGTCAGGCCAGATTGTCTTCTTCAGATACGACAACCCGAGCATCTCGAGCATCGTCGAGGTCACCTCGGAAGGCACCAACCCGGGNNAGCAACGAGCGCCAGCTCTCGCTGTCCACGGTCGTGGGCCAGCTGCGGCAATACGCCTCGCTGGTCAAACTGAGCACGTTGCTCGAGGCGACGAATCTTTTCGATTCGTTGTCGCAGGCGACGACCCAGTTGTCGGAAGACCACGCGCTCCACGCGGACACGCTGGTCATGCGTCAGCTCACCAGCGCGACCATCGCCGCCGGCGGCACCGCCGTCACGGCCCAGGCGCGCTACGCGCAGAACGGCACCAACTCCACCACGTTCATCTCGGCCACGGCGGCCAATTCCGCCGTAACCGCCCTGGACCTCCTGGACGCGGTCACCGATCTGCGCGTGCAGAAGGCGCCCACCGTCAAGGGCGGGTACGTCCTCATCGCCGATCCGCGCACCGCGCGCTCGATCCTCAACGATGACGACTACATCCAGGCGCACCACTACAACAACACCGACAGCCTGCTCAAGGGCGAGGTCGGCACGTATTACGGGACCAAGACACTCTTGTCCCACAACGTGCTGTCCTACGGTTCCAGCACAGCAACCACGGTCGGCACGGCGGCCGCGTACAACGCGTCCACCGTTCCCTTCCTGGCCAATCTGGTGCTGGGCGACCAGTCCTTTGGCGTGCCCAGCCTGACCGGGGATTCCCCGTTCAGCCCGAAGGTGCTGCTCTCCAGCGGACCCGACAAGGAAGATCCCCTCGATCTGACCACCGTCGTGGCGCTGAAGACGTACTACACGGCCGTCACGTTGAGCACGAACTTCTACCGCGTGCTCTTCAGCCGGTCGGAGGTCTAACCCTCATGGGCCT